CGTCAACGCCGCCGCCCACAAAACCTTCCAGAACGGCCTGCGCCCCTCCGGCGTCATCACCTTCGAAAAGTTCCTGACGGCGGAACAGCGCATCGAGATCGAAAAGCTGCTGCTCGACAAATTCACCGGCGCCATGAACGCCGGCCGCCCGATGATCCTGGAGGGCGGCACGAAATGGGAACAGCTGACCATCGATCCCGAAGACGCCCAGATGCTGGAATCGCGGTCGTTTTCGGTGGAGGAAATCGCCCGCATCTTCGGCGTGCCGCCGTCCATGATCGGCCATACCGAAAAGTCGACCAGCTGGGGAACTGGCATCGAACAGCAGGCGCTGGGCTTCCAGAAGTTCACGTTGCGCCGCCGGCTGAAGCGCATCGAGCAGGCGCTGGCGCGGCAATTGCTGTCGCCGACCGATCGCGCCGCCGGCATCGTCATCGAATTCAATCTGGAAGGGCTGCTGCGCGGCGACAGCGCGGCGCGGGCGAGCTTCTACCAGACCCTGCTGCAATGCGGGGTCATGACCATCAATGAGGTGCGGGCGCTGGAGAACCTGCCGCCGGTCGCTGGCGGCGACGTGCCCCGCATGCAGGCGCAGAACATCCCGATCACACAGGCAAACGGCATTGGCCACGACGGCGGGCCGCCGCTGGAGGAATGACCATGCTGACAACCCATTGCTTTGCGCTGGAGGTCAAGGCCGCCGGCGAGGCGGGCGTTTTTGAGGGTTACGCCTCGACCTTCGGTGATGTCGACCAGGGCGGCGATGTCGTCGAGCCCGGCGCGTTCGTCGAATCCGTGGTGAAGGCGCGCGCCTCCGGCCGCGCCATCCCCATGCTCTGGCAGCACGACCAGCGCGAGCCGATCGGCGTCTGGGAGGATATCGCCGAGGATGCGCGCGGCCTGTTCGTGCGCGGGCAGTTGCTGGTCGAGGATGACCCGCTCGCCCGCCGCGCCCACCGGCTGCTGAAGGCGAAGGCGCTTGGCGGCCTGTCGATCGGCTTTGCCATTCCGGCTGGCGGCGCGGCCATGGATGAGCGCCGCCCCGGCGTCCGGCGGCTGAAAAAGGTCGACCTGCGCGAAATTTCCCTGGTCACCATGCCCATGAACACGCGGGCGAAGGTGACCAGCGTCAAATCCATTCTCGACGGCGGCCGCATGCCGACCGTCCGCGAATTTGAGGGCTTCCTGCGGGAGGCAGGGTTCTCGAAAAGCCTTGCGGCGGCCATCGCCGTCAAGGCGACGCCGCACCTTCGGGGGGAGCCCGAGGCAAAGGCGGATGACGCGCTGGCCTTCCTGCAGGCCATGCGCAGCTGACAATCCCCCAATCCCCGGAGTTTTCCATGAGCACCGAAACCAAAACGGCGGCTGAGATGGCCGCCGAGATCAAGGCTGACCATCAGAAGGCCTTCGACGCCGTGAAGGCCATCGCCGAAGACGCGCTTGGCAAGGTCGCCGGCGGTGAGAAGCTGTCCACCGCCGCCAAGGCGACGGCCGACGAGGCGCTGACCAAAATGAACGGCCTCACCAAACAGCTCACCGATCTGGAGCAGATCGTGGCGAAGGGCGCGCAGCCCGGCGCTGGCGATCCGCAGCGGTCGATCGGCGAACAGCTGGTGAGCGGCGAAAGCTTCAAGGCGTTCTCCGACGCCAGCTTCGCCAAGTCCCATGGCGGCGCGGACATCCAGATCAAGGCGACCCTCACGTCGGCCACGACGGACGCGCCCGGTTCGATTGGCGCAGCGGTCGCGCCGACGCGCCTTCCTGGAATCCAGCCGCTGCCGCAGCGCCGGATGACCATCCGGGGTCTGATTTCCCCTGGCCAGATGAGCGGATCGACCATCGAATATGTCCAGGAGACCGGCTTCACCAATAACGCCGGCATGGTGGCGGAGGGGGCGGCCAAGCCGTCGTCCGATATCCAGCTCGGGCTGGTGTCGACCGGCGCCCGGGTCGTGGCCCACTGGATGAAGGCGTCGCGGCAGATCCTGTCTGACGTGCCGCAGCTGCAGTCCATCATTGACCAGCGCCTGCTGTATGGCCTGGCCATGAAAGAGGAACAGCAGATCCTGTATGGCGACGGAACCGGCCAAAACCTGATGGGCATCGTCCCGCAGGCGTCGACATATGCGCCGGCCATCACGCTCGCCGACGCCACCCGGATCGACATGATCCGCCTCGCCATGTTGCAGGCGGCGCTGGCCGAATATCCGGCGACGGGCCACGTCATGAACCCGATCGACTGGACCGGGATCGAGCTGACCAAGGATGAGCTTGGCCGCTACATCATCGGCAATCCGCAGGGCACGGCGCAGCCGTCGCTGTGGGGGCTGCCGGTCGTGTCGACGCAGGCGATCACCGTTGGCACGTTCCTCACCGGCGCGTTCCAGATGGGCGCGCAGCTGTTCGACCGCTGGGCGGGCCGCGTTGAGGTCGGTTATGAGAATGACGACTTCACGAAAAACCTCGTGACCATCCTGGCGGAGGAACGGATTGCGCTGGCGGTTTACCGGCCGGAGGCGTTCGTCTCCGGCGCGTTCAGCGCCTCCGGGGCTGATCCTGACCCCGATGAGGGGTCCGGGACTGAAGGCGACTGATCCGCCATGCTGCGCCTGCCGCCCTGGCGCGTCACGGCCCCGGCCGTGACGCCGGTCACCCTGGCCGCCGCCAAACAGCATCTGGCTGTCGACCACGATGAGCACGATGACCGGATCACCCTGGCCATCGACGCGGCGACGGCGCATCTGGATGGCTATGCCGGCATCCTTGGCCGCGCCCTGGTGCGGCAGACGTGGCGCGAACATGTCGCGTTCTGGCCGGCGGGGCGCTGCGTCCCGCTGGCGCTTGCGCCGGTCCTGTCCGTCGCTTCCGTTTCCTGCCGCACGGCGGCTGGGGATCAGGTGACCCTGCCGGAAACGGCCTATCGGGTTCTCGCCGAAACGGGCGATCCGGTGTTGCTCATCAGCATGACGGCCGATCTGCCGGCGCTGGAGCGTGCGCCGGACGCCGTCACCATTACCTATGAGGCGGGCTATGGCGATCCCGCCGATGTGCCGGCCCCGCTGCGCGCCGCCATCCTGATGATGGTTGGCGACCAGTACCGCTTCACGGAGACGGCGGCGCTGGGCGTGGCGTCCGCGGTTCCCATGTCGGTCACGGTCGATCGCCTTGTCGCGCCGTTCCGGCGTTTTCGGGTGTCGTGATGCAGGCGGCTGGCGTGCGTTACCGGCACCGTGTCCGGTTTGAGGTCCGGCTGCCCGGGGCCGATGACGGCTCCGGCAATATCATCCCGGAGGTCTGGACTGCGGTGGTCACCGTCTGGGCCGGATGGCGGCCAAAGTTCGGGCGGGAGCAGATTGTCGCCGGCGCGCTCGAAAGTACGGCGCAGGGCGTGCTCACCGTGCTGGCGTTCAGCATAACCATGGCCATCCGGCCTGACCATCGCGTGGTGTTCGTCGCCGGGCCGTACCGGGGGCGCACCTTCGGCGTCCATTCGGTCACGCCGACGATCGACGGCCGCGAAATCGAATTCCTGCTGGTCGAGGGGGATTCGTAATGCCGTGGGTCACGTTCATCGCAGATTTTGACTGGCGGCCGCCGGAACTGAACGGGCGCTGGCTGCGCGCCTACAGGGCTGGCTCCACTCATCTGGTCACCACGCCGTGCGCCCGGGCGGCGTGCGCAGCGGGCCGGGCCACGCCGGCGCAGCGGCCGGGAAGGGATGCGGGACATGGCGAAAATCAGCAGACGCAAGGAACTGCTGCGCAAGATGGCGGCGATGCCGGATAATGTCCGCGCCGCGGTGAAGCCGGCCATCCGGCAGGGGGCGGAAGAGGTCGTGGCGATGCAAAAGCGCCTCGCCCCGGTTCGCACCGGCGATCTGCGCGCCTCGATCACGGCGACGTATGGCGGCGCGCTGCCGCGTTACGCCAGCCTCAAATCAGCGTCCGCCAGCGATCGCGGCGATCCGGATTTGACGGCGACCGTCACTGCCGGAAACGATCTGGTGCGCTACGCCCATCTGGTCGAGTTCGGGGCGGCCCCGCACGTGGCCGGCGGGAAGTTCAGCGGGGCCAAACACCCTGGCGCAAAGGCCGAGCCTTTCTTCTACCCCGGTTACCGCGCCGTCCGTCGCCGGGTCAAAACCCGCATCAGCCGGGCGATGGGCAAGGCGGTGCGCGCGGGCGCGAAAAAATGAGCGATCCGTCGCCGGAAATTCAGGAGGCGGTGCGTCAGGCGCTGGCCGCGCCGCTCGCCCCGCTTGTCAGCGCCCAGATTTACGATCGCGTGCCGCAGGGGACGAAGCCGCCATATCTGTGGCTCACCGGCTGGCAGGTTCTGGCCGATCGCGCCGACTGCCTCGACGGCGCGGAAGTCTTCTTTGACGTGCAGGCGGTGGCGCGCGGTCCCGGCCGTATGCCGGCGGCCCGCATCGCCGCTGCCGTCGTCGCGGCGCTCGATGGCCTGGAGCCGGTGATCGCCGGTCACGACGGGCTCCAGATCCAGCACAATTCCACGCGCTATCTGCCGCCGGATGACGGCGAGACGACGCGCGCGGTCATCACCTTCAGCACGCTTGCTGACGCGACGTAGCCCGGCCGGCGCGCCGGCCTCCTTCACAGGCACATATATATAAGGAGTCAGATCATGGCGCAGGCGAAGACTGTGCGCTTTTCGGGGCTGCGCGTCCTGTTGGGCGATGACGAGGAACCGGAAGTGTTTGCCGCCCCGTGCGGCTTTACGGAGCGGTCGCTGACCCTCTCCAAGGAACTGGGCAGCACCAATGTTCCCGATTGCACGGACGAAGACGCCGCGCCGTGGACGGAGCGGGACGTCACCTCAAAGTCCGCTGAAATCGGCGGGCAGGGCGTTCTCGACATCACGGCGCTGGCCGTCTGGCAGGAGCGTTTCGCCAGTGACGCCTCCGGCAATGCCCGTGTCGAGGTCTGGCGGGCCGGCGTGATGATCGGCCACTGGCTGGGAGCCTTCCATCTTGAAAGCCTTGAGATCGGGGCGACGCAGGGCGAGCGCGCCACCATTCAGGTAAGCATGCAGAGCGACGGCGCTGTCACATGGGTCGAAGGGGATGATGGTGACTGATGAGAACCGTAACGGCGTCGTCGAGACTGATTTCGGCGACGGGCCGCACCGTTTCCGCCTGGCCATGGGTGAGCTGGAGGAACTGCAGGAAAAAACGGGCGTGGGGCCGTTTGTCCTGATGCAACGGTTTATCTCCGGCGAATGGCGCGTCGGGGATGTGCGCGAGACGGTGCGGCTTGGTCTCATCGGCGGCGGCATGGAGCCGCTGGCGGCGCTCCGGCTTGTGCGGCGCTATGTTGATGAGAAGAACTGGTGGATTTCCCACACGGCGCTGGCGAAGGTCATCATGATGGCGGCGCTCGCCGGGGCTCCGGAGGAACTGCCGGGAAAAGGCGACGCGCCGGAGGAGATGAACGGGGCGTCGAGCTTCCGGACGGACGTCTCGCCTTCGGCGCGTTCTACGGAGCAGCCTGCGCAGCCGGAATAGCCGTCAGCGAATTCCGCGCCATGACCTGGTGGCAGTTCACGGAAGCGGTTGATGGCTATGTCGCCGCCAATTCCGACCCGTCGAAGGACGGGCTTAGCGATATCGAAACAGAACAGCTTTGGGCGCTGGCCCAATTGCCGGACGCCTGACGCGCCCGGGCGCTTGCTGACTGCGAGGCTACATGGCTGCGACCGATCTTGAACGCCTGACCGTGACGCTCGAAGCCAGCGTCAAGGCGTTTGAAAACCAGATGAAAAAGGCAAACCGGACCGCCAACGCCCAATTGTCGAAGATCGAGAAACGGGCGAGCCGGATGGAGGCGAGCCTCGGCTCCAGCCTGTCCGGCATCGGACGCTCGATGCTTGGCGTCGGCGCCGCCATTGCCGGATCACAGGGCGCGCGGGCCATCGCCGCCGCCGCCCAGCAGTACACCGCGATGCAAAACGCCCTGAAGTCCACCGGGCTTGAGGGCAAGGCGCTGGAGGGCGCGTTCAGCGGTCTGTTCCAGATCGCGCAGAAAAACGGCACGGAGATGGGGCCGTTGGTCACCCTCTACGGGCGCATGTCGACGGCGCAGAAGGAGCTGAACGCATCCAGCGCGGAGATGATGCAATTCACGGAAGCCGTGTCGCTTGCGTTGAAGGTGTCCGGGTCCAGTACGCAGGAAGCGTCTGGCGCGCTGCTGCAGCTGTCGCAGGCCATGGGCGGCGGCAAGATTCAGGCGGAGGAATACAACAGCCTGATCGACGGTGCGCGTCCGCTCCTGCAGGCGGTCGCCGTAGGCATGGAAGAGGCTGGCGGGTCTGTCTCGAAGCTGACGGCGCTTGTGAAGGACGGCAAGGTTTCCAGCGAGGCGTTCTTCCGCGCCGCCCTGGCCGGAATGCCGACGCTTGAGCAGCAAGCCAGTCGTATGGCCGTCACGGTTGACCAGTCGGTCAACCAGGTGAAGAACGCGTTCACCGTGCTTGTCGGCAAGCTGGATGAGACAGTCGGGGCCAGCCAGAACGCCGCCACCAATCTGTCGGTGGTTGCGCAGGCTATCGGCCAGATTCCGTTATACGTGGATTCCGCCGCCAACAGCCTGTCGAAGCTGCAGGCGTGGCTCAATCAGGTTGGCAACAATCCGTTCTGGCGCAAGCTGGGCGAATTGGCCGGGGTTGACTACTCCGCGGAGGGAATCCGCAAAAATGGCATGATCCCGATGAATGGGACCATGACGAACCGCATTGGCGATGCCTGGGAAACCAATACTACGGCGCGCGGCGGCAGTTTTGCGGATTATGCCAACACCCGCATTGGCCCGCAGTTGCCGAAGCCAAAGAAAATCAGCCTGGCCGATTACGCCGTCCCCGGAGCGAAGAAAAAGGGCAAATCTGGCGGCGGCGGCAAGAGCGATGAGGAAACCCGCTACGATCAGGTCGCGCGGTATATTGAGCAGCTGGAGAAGTCTGGTCGTATCCTGCAGGCAGAGTTCGATACCATTGGTAAATCCAACGCGGAGCGCGCCAAGGCGATCGAGCTGGCCCGTATTGGCGAGGTGACGGACAAGGGCCAGCTTGCTGCGATCGAAAAGCAGGTCACCGCCAATGAAAAGCTGCGGGAGGCTATAGAGGACGCCAGGCGATCCCAGAAGGGGTTGCAGGAGGTCGCCCACTTCGCCGGCGACCAGATCATGAATGTGTTCGACGATCTGATCGACGGATCCGGGAACCTCGCGGACAGCATCAAAAACGTCGCCAAATCCCTGGCCAGCGCAGCCTTGCAGGCGGCCCTGCTGGGTAATGGCCCGCTGGGCAACCTCTTTGGCACTGGCGGTAAGGGCGGCGGCGTCGGCGGCCTGATCGGCATGCTGTTCAACGGCGTTTCGGCCCCCGGCAAGGCCAGCGGCGGTCCCGTCAGCGCCGGCCGGCCGTATATTGTCGGTGAGCGCCGGCCTGAATTGTTCATTCCGTCGACCGGCGGCCGTATCGCGCCGCGTCTGCCCGGCGGGGGCGGAACCAGCGTCATCATCAACAATTACGAAGGCGCGCCGGTCGCCAGCCGGACGAACGCCAACGGCGACACCCAGATCGACATTGGCCGGATGGTCGACAGCGCGCTGGCCCAGCGTATGGGCGGTGCAGGGCGTGGGGCTTCGGCCAGAATGATCAGGGCGCAGATGACGCGGGCGAATTATCGGGGGTGACGTTATCTGTTGGTTATTTCCGGGCTAACATTGCCTGTTCCATCAAAAACGCAGCGCGCTTTTTGGGGCAGGGTCGCGCCAAAGCCGTTTTGGGCGGTAAAGTTGAACGTCACGACGACGTTGCCTTGCGGCGCACGGTAGACACTGGTGCTAAACCACGACTTGCTCATAGAGGACGGGAAGCGCAGCGCGTTCTGAATGGCTTGGCTGCATTGTTGAATCGCGTCGCTGTCCCGAATTTTTTCAGTCCGTTGTCGATTGGATTGGGCGGGCTCGTCCGTGTCCAGCTCCTCGTTGGACAGGTAAAATCGTTCGCCATTTTTGCAGTCGACAAAAACGATTATCTTGCTCGGCGACACGCTGCGAATTTCTGAGAGTTCGGATAGCTCGACCACATCGCATCGTGGGTTCCTGGCGGCAAGCAGCGCCGCCTTCCGGCGATATGCGTCTATGCGTTTGACGCCGGTGGTCCCCCACCGTTGAAATGTTTTTGGGTACATCTTCCGCGTGTACGGCTCATATATCTTCGGGTCCACTGGCGCTGCTGCGGCGGATGTCGCTGCAATTATTGCTGCAATGGTGATGCACGTGGCTGTGTTTCTCACGGTTCCCCCCAGTTCCGATTCCAGTTGACCATCAAACCACGCGGCGCAGTTTTTCGCACGATCCGCAGGAGTACGGGGCATGCCGCTACCGATCTGGCCGTCCGGCCTTGAACATCGCCCGGTCGCTGACAGCGGCGGCGTGGATTCGCCGTATCCGGAGGCGATCGTCACCGAGTTTGAGGATGGCCCGCCGCGCCAGCGTCGGCAGTCCTACACCGGCGTCCGCAAGCTGCCTTATATGGTCCGCCTTCGGTCGCGGGCGGAGGTGGCGCAGTTCGATGCGTTTGTCACCGATAGCCTTGGCGAGGGCACGGGGCATTTCCGCATGCAGGTGATGTTGCCCGGCGTCGGCTGCGTCGACCGGCGTTGCTATATCGACGGCGGCCGCTGGACCTCGCGGCCCAATGGCGGCGGCGGCCACACCGTGTCTTTTACTCTTTGCGTGTTCCCGTCATGAGCATATCCGCCGCCATGGAAGAGGCCTATGCGGCCGCCCGTCCGGATCAGGTGATCGTCCAGACGTTGGAGATGGATCACCCGGCCTTCGCGCAGCCGGTGCGCATCGTGACAAACGTCGCCGAAGACATGACCCTGACCGTTCCCGGCGCTGGCGACGTGCTGTTCCAGGCCTGTGGCGTCAGCATCACCTTGCCCGGCGATACGGAAGATGGGCCGACGCAGGCGCGGGTCCGCGTAGATAATGTCTCCGGGATCCTGCGCGGCTATCTGAAAGACGCCGTGCAGGCCGGCGAGCCGATCAAAGTGACGTTTCGCGCCTATATCCTTGGCGAAATGCAGCCGGGCGAGGTGATCGACGGCATGGAGCTGGCGTCGGTGTCGCTCACCGCCACGGCGGCGGAAGGCGCGCTGAAGTTCCGTGAGCTGGAACTGCAGGCGTTCCCGCTGGCGACCTATGACCAGCAATATTATCCTGCGCTGCAAGGATGACATTGATGACGGATCACGACGCGGCATTGCGGGGCCTGCTGAGGGCGGCGAGAGAGTGGTTGGCGGGCTCTGGCGCCCGCGAAGCTTTGGATAGCGCCGCACGCATGGCCGAGTTTGTCTACCCGCAGAGCGACGTGTTGCAGCAGCTTCGCATCGCGGCTCTGTCGTGTGTTGCATCCGATGTATCGCCCGCCCGATTGGTGCGCTGCATCCATCAGGCCGAGGATGCTCTCGGGCTGCCGCTTACGGGTGTTGCCATTCGCGCCCCAAAGCCATGGCGACCACATGGGGTAGCCCCCGATGCGGCTGTGCCCCAATTCTGGTCAATGGGAGCATCGTTTACCATTAAGACTGGTGATGACGGTGACTGATGCGTCTGGGTATATCTCGGCGCTCATCGGCCGGCCATGGCAGGCAGATGGCCTGCATTGCTGGGCGCTGGTCCGCCAGGTGGTCGGCGATCTGTTCGGCGTCGACCTGCCGGCCGTGGTCGAAGCCCCGGCCGGGCGGCGCACAAAGGCCGGCATGTTCGCCAGCCATCCGGCCCGCGCTGGCTGGGTCGAGGCAAAACCGCCGCTGCCATGGGCGGTGGCGCTGATGCACCGGCGCGGCGGCCCGGCCGATGTCATCGAGCACGCCGGGGTTTACCTGCCGTTCGACGGCGGCGGCGTGCTCCATGTTGATGACCCGCATGGGGTTGTCTTCGACAGCCTGTTCGACCTGCCGCGCATCCGCTGCTGGGCTGCGCCGGTGTTGTTGGTTAGGTTGCCACCGAATTCTGGCGCTGAGATCATTTCAACTGTGAGCTAACGAGCTTAATCTTCCTGTCTGCAATTATCTGCACAGGATGATGGGGGCGTAAATGGAATTCTCTAGGGCTCGGGAAATCGAACAGAGAATCAACGAAATATGTAATTTGCAGAATGACTTTGACGACGATTATGTAAGAAAGATTAGTAGTCTTTGCTCGCAACTGAGCAATCTAACTTTAGATTTGAATGTTGGCGGGATGGCTCGTGAGATTATGTCGTATGCGGCAAAATACAAGAAAGCAAAATCTCCAACTTTGAAAGCTGACCTTGTTCGGAAAATATATCGTGTGACTGCAAGGCTGAGGTCTGCGCCGAAGCCAAATGGATAAAAATCTGTAGCGGCAGCGACTAACGCCCCGCTCTAAAGGTTAATCTTTATGACCCTTGTTCTGCGCCAGAACGTGCGCGGGCTTTCGCTCGCGCCGCCGGTGACGCTTGACCGCCGCAGGCGGCGGCTGTCGACCATCGTTGCCCGTCACGGCGACTGCTCGCGGCCGCTGATCGTCTCGGTGCATCGCCGGGGCGGCGAGGGCGGTTGCCTGCCGACCGACGACACCGTGCGCCTGCGCGCGACGTGGCGCGATACGCTGGTTGGTCCGGATGATGTTGTCGCCATCACCACGTTGCCGCTGGGCGGCGGCGCTGGCGGCCGTCAGCAGGGCAAGCAGATCGGCATGGCCGTGGGCATGCTCGCCCTCGCCATCGCCATGCCCTACGCCATTGGCGCGCTGGGCGTCGCCGGCAGCACGATTGGCTCCCTGAGCTTCACCGGCAAGCTCATCGCCGCCGGGCTGACGGCCGGCATCGCTGTCGGCGCGTCCTATCTGCTCAACCGCGCCGCCAAAACCAAAGACAAGGATGGCGACGACAAGATCTATGGCGTTTCTGGCGGCGGCAACCTGCCGCGCCCCGGTGAGCGCATCCCGCGCCTTTACGGCCGGGCGTGGATCGAGCCCGACCTGTCGCAGCCGCCATATATCGTCAACGTCGGCGAAGATCAGGATTTGTACCAGCGCATGACCCTGACGCTGGGTTATTGCTCGGTCGAGACCATCAAGGTCGGCGATGCGGTGATGTGGACGCGGGCCGGGGGCGTGCAGCCGGCCTTCGCCGGCGCGCAGGTGGAGTTTATCGAGCCGGGGCAAACCTCCGACCTTGTTCCGGCGGCCGTGATTTCCTCACAGAGCGTCACCAGCCAGGAGCTGCCGCGCCCGGACGCCGTGCTGCCGTGGACCGGGCCGTTTCCGCTGACGCCGGTGGGGCGCAGCTCCGGCCGCGTCCAGCTGGATTATTCCCTGCCGCAGGGCGTGTTCTCGACGTTCACCAACAAGACCGGCAGCAACACCGGCCCCATGCAGTGGGGCGTCGAATTCCAGATCGCCGAATGCGACGAAGATGATAACCCGGTCAGCGGCTGGAGCGTGCTGTACACGGACGGCGGCTATCAGGAATCGACGAAGCCGCTGCGCTTCACCCGCTTTGTTTCGGTCGACGCCAGCCGCCGCTATCTGATCCGCGCCCGCAATACGGCGGCGGACAGCGTCCCCGGCAATCCGCGTGTCACCGATGTGGTCAACGCCATTTTGTGGGACGGCATGCGCGCCTGGCTGCCGGAAACCATCGTTCGCCCGCACGTCACCGAACTGGCGATCCGGGTCCGCAGCGGCAAGGCGCTCGGCGTCACCGCCTTCAACGCCATCAAGGTCGAGGCGATCGCCCGCCTGCCGGTCTGGACCGGCGGCGAGTGGTTCATGCAGGAGACGCGCAAGGCGATAGACGCCTTCAGCGACATCATGCGCGGAACCGTCAATGGCTGGACCTATGGCGCAGGCTGCGCGGACAGCGATCTGGATCTGGACCGCATCCTGTTTTACCGCAACACGCTGACCACGCTGGATACCTTTGATGGCGTGATCCGGGGGCCGGTTTCGGTTTATGAAGCGGCCGAAACCGTGCTTGGCGTCATCCGCGCCCAGCCGGCGCGCCTTGGCAATGCGTGGTCGCTGACGCGCGATGAGCCGCGCCTTGCCCGCAAGCACGCCATCACCCGCCGCCAGATCGTGCGCGGCACGTCGGCCAGCGAGTTTGACCTGTCGCTGACCGATGGCGCGGCTGACGTGGTTGTCGAATACACCCCCAACGCCGACCCGGCCCGGCGCGGTGAGGCGCACAAGTTCTTCGGAACGCCGACCATCACGCCGCGCCGCTACCAGATGGCCGGCGTCTCCAGCCATGAGCACGCCCATATGCTGGCGACCTGGCTGGCCGCCAGCGCCTATTTCCGGCGGGAGCGGCGTTCATTCACCACGGAGCTGGAAGGCCGGCTGATGCGCCGGGGCGATCCGGCGCTGGTCGACGCGTGGTTCATGGGCGACGGCGCGCGCGCCGCCGGCGTCATGGACAGGGCAGGGTATGTGCTGACCCTCGACGCCGACGTCGAGGTGACGGCCGAAAGCTACATGTATGTCCGCGATCGCGTCAGCCGCGAGTTTGGCCCGGTGCGGGTAACGCAGGGGCCGGAGCCCAACATCATCGTCGCCAATGCCGATGACGTGGCGAGTGTCGGCGCATTTTACGATCCGCCGGTGGCGTGGGGCGATCTGTGGCAGGCGGACGGCGACGAAATGACCTCGGTGCTGATCGGCCCGCTGGTCGAGATCGCAGAGCCATATCTGATCAGGTCCGTCGAGCCGCAGGGCCGTTTCCGCGTCAATGTCGAGGCCATCGCCGACAATCCGCAGGTGTGGACGGCGCTGGGCGAGGTCCCGCCGCCGCAGCCGCCGGTTCCGGGCGTTGAGGATATCCTTGGCCCCACGGTGCCGGTTGTGCCCTGGGTGCGGGCCTATGCGTTCCAGACCTCGACCGCGCTCAATATGGAGTGGTCGGTTGGCGAGGCCCGGTCGGCGGCGCGCTATGTGGTCGAGGTGTCGTACGACGACTGGGCCACGTCCGACCTGGTGTCGGACGGGCCGGCGGCGTCCGGCTCATTCCCGATCCGCCATGTCGAGGATCAGGACGTTTACATTCGCGCCTACGCCATCAGCGCCACCGGCGTTGTTGGCCCGCGGGTGTTCTCGTCGTTCCGGACGTTCAAGCCGATCATTTCCAGCGACATCGCCTCCATCCTGATCGAGATGGCCAATTTGCAGGAGCAACTGCGAAAGGACATCAAGTCGATCAGCGATACGGGCGAAGACACGATCCGCCGTGCGCTCATGGATCTGAATGACCGGGTGGAGCAACTGGCGGCGGACGCCATGGCGGCGAATGTCGCCGAAGATGAGCTGCGGGTGTCGCTAGCGGCGCGCGTGGGCAAAACCATCGCGGCGATCAATCAGGAAATGATCACCCGGGCCGACGACGACGAGGCGCTGGCCCAGCAGATCACGACGTTGCTGGCGCAACTGGGCGATGTGCAGGCGGCGATCTCGACCGAGG